CTTCGCCTGACCGTGGCAGCGGATGACGGCAGTGAGCGGCTGGTCAGCACGGCCCGGACGACGGAAACCACATACCGCTTCACGCAACTGGCGTTGGGAAACTACAGGCTGACAGTCCGGGCGGCAAATGCCTGGGGGCAGCAGGGCGATCCGGCGTCGGTATCGTTCCGGATTGCCGCACCGGCAGCACCGTCGCGGATTGAGCTGACACCGGGGTATTTTCAGATAACCGCCACGCCGCATCTTGCCGTTTATGACCCGACGGTACAGTTTGAGTTCTGGTTCTCGGAAAAGCGGATTGCGGATATCAGGCAGGTTGAAACCACAGCACGCTATCTTGGCACGGCGCTGTACTGGATAGCCGCCAGTATCAATATCAAACCGGGCCATGATTATTATTTTTACATCCGCAGTGTGAACACCGTTGGCAAATCGGCATTCGTGGAGGCTGTTGGCCAGCCGAGTGATGATGCATCCGGCTATCTGAATTTTTTCAAAGGAGAGATAGGGAAAACCCATCTGGCTCAGGAGTTGTGGACGCAGATTGATAACGGTCAGCTTGCGCCTGACCTGGCGGAAATCAGAACGTCCATCACGGATGTCAGTAATGAAATCACGCAGACCGTCAATAAGAAACTGGAAGACCAGAGTGCGGCAATCCAGCAGATACAGAAGGTTCAGGTTGATACAAATAATAACCTGAACAGCATGTGGGCTGTGAAGCTGCAGCAGATGCAGGACGGACGCCTTTATATCGCGGGTATTGGTGCCGGTATTGAGAATACCCCTGACGGTATGCAGAGTCAGGTGCTGCTGGCGGCGGACAGGATTGCGATGATTAATCCTGCGAATGGCAACACAAAGCCGATGTTTGTTGGTCAGGGCGATCAGATATTCATGAACGAAGTGTTCCTGAAATACCTGACGGCTCCCACCATTACCAGCGGCGGTAATCCTCCGGCATTTTCCCTGACACCGGACGGGCGGCTGACGGCGAAAAATGCAGATATCAGCGGTAACGTGAATGCGAACTCCGGGACGCTCAACAATGTCACGATTAATCAGAACTGCCGGATTCTGGGAAAACTGTCAGCCAACCAGATTGAAGGCGATATTGTTAAAACGGTGGGCAAAGCTTTCCCCCGGGACTCCCGTGCACCGGAGCGGTGGCCATCAGGGACCATTACCGTCAGGGTTTATGACGATCAGCCGTTTGACCGGCAGATTGTTATTCCGGCGGTGGCTTTCAGCGGTGCCAGACATGAGCGGGAGAACAGCGATACTTATTCGTCATGCCGCCTGATAGTGAAGAAAAACGGTGCTGAAATTTATAACCGTACCGCGCTGGATAATACGCTGGTTTACAGTGGTGTTATTGATATGCCTGCTGGTCGCGGTGAAATGACGCTGGAGTTTTCTGTATCAGCATGGTGGGTAAATGGTTGGTATCCCACAGCAAGTATCAGTGATTTGCTGGTTGTGGTGATGAAGAAAGCCACCGCAGGCATCAGTATCAGCTGAATTTTATAACCCCAATACGGGCGTCAGAAATGACGCCTTTTTTATTGCAGAAAAGCGAGAGGTAATTATGCGTAAATTATGTGCTGTTATTCTGTCCGCAGTAGTCTGGCTGGTTGCCGCTGGTACGCCAGCGAGCGCAGCAGAGCATCAGTCCACACTAAGCGCCGGGTATCTTCAAACCCATACTGATATGCCAGGCAGTGATGACCTGAAGGGCATTAACGTGAAATACCGTTATGAATTTACGGACACGCTGGGGCTGGTGACGTCATTCAGTTATGCCAATGCCAAAGATGAGCAAAAAACGCATTACAGCGATACCCGCTGGCATGAAGATTCAGTGCGTAACCGCTGGTTCAGCATGATGGCGGGGCCATCTGTACGCGTGAATGAATGGTTCAGTGCTTATGCGATGGCAGGTGTGGCTTACAGCCGTGTTTCGACGTTCTCCGGGGATTATCTCCGCGTAACTGACAACAAGGGGAAAACGCACGATGTGCTGACCGGAAGTGATGACGATCGCCACAGCAACACGTCTCTGGCGTGGGGAGCTGGCGTGCAGTTTAACCCGACCGAATCCGTGGCCATTGATATTGCTTATGAAGGCTCCGGCAGTGGCGACTGGCGCACTGACGGTTTCATCGTGGGTGTCGGTTATAAGTTCTGATTAGCCAGGTAACACAGTGTTATGACAGCCCGCCGGTTCAGGCGGGCTTTTTTGTGGAGTGGATATGGCAGCAGTAAAAATCTCAGGTGTGCTGAAAGATGGTGCGGGAAAACCAATACAGAACTGCACTATTCAACTGAAGGCAAAGCGTAACAGCACCACGGTACTGGTGAACACGGTGGCCTCTGAAAATCCGGATGAAGCCGGGCGTTACAGCATGGATGTTGAGTACGGTCAGTACAGCGTCACCCTGCTGGTTGAAGGTTTTCCGCCTTCACATGCCGGGACCATTACCGTCTATGAAGGTTCCAGACCAGGTACGCTGAATGATTTTCTCGGTGCCATGACGGAAGATGATGTCATGCCGGAGGCATTGCGTCGTTTTGAGGCAATGGTGGAAGAAGCGGCACGCAACGCCGAAGCCGCCTCTCAGAGCGCAGCGGCGGCAAAGAAATCCGAAACTGCAGCGGCATCATCGAAGAACGCAGCGAAAACCTCAGAAACGAATGCAGCTAATAGTGCACAGGCGGCAGCGACCTCAAAGACTGCATCGGCAAACTACGCGACAGCAGCCAAAAAATCAGAAACCAACGCGAAAAATAGCGAGACAGCCGCAAAGACGAGCGAAACCAACGCAAAGTCCAGCCAGACGGCAGCGAAGACCAGCGAAACGAATGCCAAAGCCAGTGAAACTGCGGCAAAAAACAGCCAGGTTGCAGCAGCCCAAAGCGAGAGCGCGGCAGCCGGTTCTGCGACTTCAGCAGCTGGATCAGCAACTGCTACGGCTAACAGCCAGAAAGCTGCGAAGACGAGTGAAACTAACGCAAAGTCCAGCCAGACGGCAGCGAAGACCAGCGAAACGAATGCTAAAGCCAGTGAAACTGCAGCAAAAAACAGCCAGGTTTCAGCAGCCCAAAGCGAGAGTGCCGCTGCCGGTTCTGCGACTTCAGCTGCCGGATCAGCAACTGCTGCGGCTAACAGCCAGAAAGCTGCGAAGACGAGTGAAACTAACGCAAAGTCCAGCCAGACGGCAGCGAAGACCAGCGAAACGAATGCCAAAGCCAGCGAAACTGCGGCGAAAAACAGTCAGGATGCAGCAGCCCAAAGCGAGAGTGCCGCAGCCAGTTCTGCAAGTGCGGCGGCTTCTTCTGCCACTGCATCAGCCAACAGTCAAAAAGCTGCAAAAACCAGTGAAACCAACGCAAAGGCGAGCGAGACTGCGGCGGCTAACTCGGCGAAAGCATCCGCTGCAAGCCAGACAGCAGCTAAAGCAAGTGAGGATGCAGCCAGAGAGTATGCAAGCCAGGCTGCGGAGCCGTATAAACAAGTATTGCAGCCGCTTCCTGATGTGTGGATACCATTTAACGATTCACTGGATATGATTACGGGGTTTTCGCCGTCATATAAAAAGATTGTTATTGGTGATGATGAAATAACGATGCCTGGCGATAAGGTTGTAAAGTTTAAACGCGCATCGAAAGCAACCTATATTAATAAATCTGGTGTGCTGACAGAGGCTGCCATTGACGAGCCACGATTTGAACGTGATGGCCTGCTTATTGAGGGGCAAAGAACTAATCTTCTGCTTAATTCAACAAATCCATCTAAATGGAATAAGTCAAGCAATCTGGAACTCACAGAAATATCCACGGATTCTTTTAATTTTACTTATGGTAGATTTACTGTAAAAGATACTCTTATTGGTCAAACAAGTGCGATTAGTATCGTAACGGTTTCTGGCAGTAAAGGATTTGATGTCACAGGTGATGAAAAATATGTGACCATTTCATGCCGTGTCAGAAGTGATGTTGAAAATATAAGGTGTCGTTTAAGATTTGAACATCATGATGGTTCTACTTACACTTTTTTGGGAGATGCTTACCTCAATTTATCAACACTTGTAATTGATAAAACTGGTGGTGCAGCAAATCGTATTATTGCAAAGGCTGTAAAAGATGAGGCTACTGGTTGGATTTTCTATCAGGCTACAATTACTGCACTAGATACAGAGAGCATGATTGGTGCGATGGTTCAATACGCTCCAGTAAAAGGTTCAGACACAGCATCTGGAGACTATCTGGATATCGCAACTCCACAAGTGGAAGGTGGATCAAGTGCTTCGTCATTTATTGTAACTGATACAACTGCAAGCACCCGCGCAAGCGATATGGTTACAGTTCCAATTAAGAATAATCTTTATAGTCTTCCTTTTACAGTTCTGGTTGAGGCTCATAAAAACTGGAATAAAACACCAAATGCAGCACCGCGTGTTTTTGATACCGGCGGTCATCAAACCGGAGCGGCTATTATTCTTGGCTTCGGTTCTTCAGCAGATTACGACGGATTTCCTTATTGCGATATTGGAGGAGCTAACAGACGGGTAAACGAAAACGCATCGCTTGAAAAAATGGTTATGGGGATGCGTGTAAAGTCAGATCAGTCTACGTGCTCAGTAAGTAACGGGCGTATATCCAGCGAAACAAAAACCACATGGTCTTATATTCAGAACACCGCAATTATCCGTATTGGAGGCCAGACTACAGCCGGGTTACGTCATTTATTTGGTCATGTCAGGAATTTCAGAATATGGCACAAGGCATTGACTGATGCTCAGGTGGGGGAGTTAATCTAATGAAAGATTTAACACTCAAATTTGTCGACAGGGCCGACTTTTCGGCCTTTATGGAGAGTATCGGCTATTATGATGATGAGTCGATGCAGGATGATATTCTTATTGACGTGATAGGTAACGTGTACAAAGAAACCGGAGAACTGACTGAAGATGGCGAACCGGTATGTGTTAAGGAAGACGGATATTTTGTAAACGTGCGCATCATTAATGATGTGAAAACACCGTCAATATTCGATGAATACGTGGTTGCTGTTGAGCATCAACTTCGTGGCTGGATGTGAGGAAGAAAAATGGCTACATCGACAGTAATTCCTGATGACATCAAAACGCTAAAATCCGACGTTAGCAAATTAAAAAACGATCAAGGAAGCTACGCAACAAAATCTTATGTAGACAATAAAACAACATGGAATGGTTATTGCAATGTAATCTATGATCAAAAAACATTGCCAACAACTGGAACTATATTCAGCGGTAAGCTGCATTTGTCAAATAAGACTGGTGAAACGGAAAACGCTTATAGTGACATATATACCAGAAAAAATATTGATGGTACTAAAGATACAATGACGAGGATCGTCACACATAACGGGACAAAAGGTATCTTTTGGGACTTTAGTGATCTTTACGGAGGAACTTTAATTTTCCCTGGCACTGCTGGTTATTTGAAAATGGGTAAGTGCCTCATGTCCTATGGGGATCGTGTAGATAATGCCCTGATTAAATTTGATTATACAGACACATTACAGATCAAATATGCTAATCACGGGTCGACCATGACATTAAACACACAGGGAACCGCTTATGCTGGTGTTACTGCTAAATTGTGGGGCAACTCCAGCCGTCCGGTTGTTTATGAAGTCGGTGTTGATGGTGGCGCTTATATGTTCTATGCGCAGAAAAATACCGATAACACCTATATGTTAAGCGTTAATGGTGCATGTCATGCCACCGCATTTAACCAGCATTCCGACCGGGATCTGAAAGACAACATTCAGGTGATCGATAATGCAACCGACCGCATCCGTAAAATGAACGGCTATACATACACGCTTAAAGAAAACGGTATGCCCTATGCTGGTGTCATTGCACAGGAAGCTCTGGAAGCAATCCCAGAAGTTGTAGGTTCCGCAGTGAAATATCAGGACGGTGCAAGCGGATCGGAAGGTGAAGAAGGTGAACGTTATTACACAGTAGATTATTCTGGTATTACTGGCTTGCTTGTTCAGGTAGCCAGAGAGTCAGACGACAGAATAACAGCACTGGAAGAAGAAAACGCAGAATTAAAACAAAGATTATCTGCAATTGAGGCGGCGCTTGCGTCTAAATAATATTAAGGGGCCGAGCGCCCCGTTTTATTGGGTGGGATGAAAATGGATATAACACCTTTCCTTCATGCACTTTGTGCTGTGGCTGCGCAGGTACTGGTTGGTCTTTTTACCGGAAACTGGGCTTACGGGGCGATAGCCGGTTGTACATTCTTCATTGCGCGGGAACACACCCAGGCAGAATATCGCTGGATTGAAATGTTCGGGCATGGCAAGCGTATGAATATGCCGTGGTGGGGCGGTTTTGATCTACGCGCGTGGGATGTAGCAAGCCTGATGGATTTTGCTGTGCCGGTGGTGGCGTGTCTGCTGATCTGGATGTTGATCCGTTAAATATAAAAAGTAAAAAGCCGCAGTAACTTGTCATGATAGGATACTGCGGCTGGCTGGTTAACTTTCGATAGTGCGAGTATTGAATGATTTCCAGCCGTTACTGATTTTACGTGCTAATTAGTGAACAAACCACTCGTCAGCAGACTCCCAGGTATCTTTCAGAGTTTCCTGAACAAAAGTTTTAGCTGAATCTTTATCGGCGGTGCGCGTAACAGAAAGGCCATCGTTGCTGGTGGCTTTTACGATCACCTCTACATCGTCATAACGTTTACTGATGCGTCGGGTTAATTCTTCCTTTAACGCATCCACAGCACCGTTTGGCATTTTAGTCATTTTTTCTTTGGCTATGCAGATCTCAATACGCATAAAAGTCCCTCTATACTGTGTTTGTATACAGTGTTATTTTTAACTGTATGGATAAACAGTGTCAAGAGGTCTTATTTCTGCTCCTTTGGAGCTCTTCAAAACGATTATGTAAAGATTTCGGATACAGTTCGGTATATACCTGCCATAGCACGTTTAATGAACGATGCCCTGTAACCTGAGCGACTTCCTCAATACTAAAACCAGCCTCAAATAAGCGACTTGCCCCTTCTCTACGCAAATCATGGTATCGCAGATCTTTAATACCTAATTTGCTTCTTACCCTCTGAAATCCTGCAGTAACAGAAGTGCTGTTATATGGAAAAATGAATTCCGATTTTTTGGGCTGTCGTTGGACGATATCCCAGGCTTCCCCAAGCAAGGCTACTTTCATGTGGTTGCCTTCCTTTTTGCGTGGATCTTTCCTGTCTCTTACGAGTATAGATTTTTGTTCCTGGTCGAGATCTTCCCATCGTAACCGGCATACTTCTCCGATCCGCATACAGGACCACACAGAAAATTTGAGGATATCAACGAACGGAATTTTTGAGCATTTATGAGTAGATCGTTGTTGAAGGCCTTCAATGAGCATGTCCAGTTCATCAGATGCTGGTCTACGATTACGACGGTTTGATTTACCAATCAAACCAAGTTTAAGTAGATATGGGCGAGCGCTTTTCGCCGGGTTTGATGTGTAATTAATTCCGTATACAGGTTTGGCCGCATCCAGAACACTGCCAAGATAACTAACATCGTGGCTGACTGTTGCTGGACCTGCACCAGCGTTGTTTCTTAGCCTGCAATGTTCAATTACGTCATTTTCTGTCAGTTCAGATAGTTTGATCGCGGAGATGTCACTATCCATAAGCAGTTCCAGCACATATCTTTTAGTACGGCCTGCTTTACCTCCGGCATTTGGGTCATTTAAATATTTGTGTAGTAAGTCACGGACTGTAAGTCCGTCAACTGCATTTGATGATGGAATGCCATATAGATCTAATTCCATCACTTTCTGTGTTCCCCATGTTTTGGCATGAGCATGTTTAGGGAATGTTTTGCTTTCCCTGTAAGTGATAACACCTTTTTCTTTGATAATCACATTACAGCGATAGCGTGGTGTGCCATCGGATTTTAGTCGTTTCTCTATGTTATAGTACGCCAT